GTCCAGCTCTATGACGATATGGTCTTTCGGGACGTAATCATTTCCTCTCTTTCGCACCCGCGCCACGCCTCTATTCTCAGGGAAATGCAAGTAATGAATAAACGGCTCTCTAAAGAGGCCGAGACGTTGAGCCGTCTCGTCGGTCGAGCCGTCATCTACAATAACAATCTTGCCGCCCAGCCGCCCCACTTCGTCCTTCATGGAGCTTACCTGCCGCGTTATTTCATCCGCTCTGTTGTATGTGGGAATGACCACGGAGAACTTCGGAATGGGAATAAAAAACCTCCGCCCCTTCTTCTGCTCTTCTTTCCGCCTCTTCGTCCTTTTTGCCAAAGAGCCAACTTCTTCGATTACTCCCGCGTCAATAAGTTTCTGCGCCTCGCCGTAGTATTCAGGCCGCACCTCAAGGACATCTCCAACGTTCCTGAAGACGCCGAAAATATGCTCGTGTTTTAATACCCGAATCCTCACCTTAACTCCTTTGCAAAAGGGGCGGCCCCGCCGAAGCAGGGCCACCCCGCTTAGCTATCACGTGGTGATGCCGGTTCCCCTTACTCCAGCACCGAGCTTTCCGCTGCCATTGAGAGTGAGCTTCCCGTCTGCACGGAACCACACCTTGAGGCCTACCTGATGCTTCTTGAAGGTATCTCCGCCGGTTGTGGTTGTCTCTATGCCCAGCTGCTCACGGTCGAACCAGATGTAATGCTTCAGGTCGCCGTAGAAGATGGTATGGTCTGGGAAGTTATCGTCAATGACATACGCCTTGCCGAGAATCTTCGGCGGCTGGCCGTTAATGGCCCCGTCAACGAAAATCGGCATCTTGTTGTCGTCTGTCAGCGCACGCACATCTCCGAAAATCGTGGAGTTCATCACCCAGACGGCGTTCTTCTGATAACGCTGTTTGAGCTTATACTGAAGCTCCACGAGCTTGGCGTAGCTGACAGCTCCGCCGAATGCAACCGAATCCAGCCCGGTCTCGGAGTATATGCCCTTCGGCTTGCTTGAACCGCTGCCAATCGCAATCATCTTGTCGCGTTCTTCGGCCAGCGCTTCGGCGAAAAGCTCCTTGACGACATTGACGATATTCGGATTGGAGTCGTTCACGACCTGCCGCGACATATAGGTAACGCCGTTAGCAAGATACACCGTCCACGTAACTTGCCCGAAAGTCGGGTCGGTCTCGGTGAAGCTGGTGTTCTCGGTTGAGCCAGACCAAGTGAAGTTGACGCCCGTGGCCGCCTTGGGCATATTGCCCGAATCGCTTGAAACGGGCATTACCCTGACAAGCGGAAAGAGGACGGCCTTGTAATTTGCCCACTTTATCAGCTCGTGCTTTATCTCGGTGGGAACAAGATACCCGCCGGCGCTGTCAGTGCCCTCGGAAAGCGCCTTTGCGATAACGGGGTCGCTTGGCTCCACGCCGAAAAGCACCGCGCGGAAGAACTGCTTTTCGCGCTCGGCGCGCAGCATCTCCGGGTTATCAGCCACTCCGGGGAAGATGCCGTATTTGCGGTCAACCCTGTCGAGACCGTGGGCCTTAATGGCCTCCTGAACGGCCTCCGTAGCTATCGGCCCGATAATCTGCTGTATCTGCTCCAGCTGTTCCTTGGGAATCAAATCAGACATAGTGTATTACCTCATTAATGCGAAATCTAATTGCTCTGCGATGGACTGCAATCTCTGATTTCTAACTTACTTTTCCGGTGATTTTCTTGAAGTGCGTATCTACCGCGCTCCTCATTGCCGAGGAGAGAATTGACTTGAACTTGTCGGGTTCCTGCAAGAGCTTTTCCCAGAAGTTTTCCCCGCCTTGGCGGGATTCCGGCTTTGGCGACTCCGCGCCCTTGCCGTCATCCCTTGCCGGTTCCGCAGCGTCGTGGAGTTTCTTCAGGGCGGCGACGCCTTCTGTCATCTTCTCAATGCACTGACGTATAAGCTCCCTGTTCTTCCTGGAGAGCACCCGCCCTTCTTTGAGGTCTGCAATCTCACCGCTCAGCCGTTTTATCTCGTCCGTAACGGCCTCGCTGACGATTTCCCTTGCCTCCGGGGCTTCAAGCTCGTCCGTAAGACCGAGTAAATACTCGATACCCTTCCTGTGCTCCTCGACCCACTTCTTGGCCTTCTCCATCGTCCAGCCCTTTGATTTATCGAAGATGTATTTCTGGATTTTGGTCGGCCCATCCGGGTCGGATTTGAGTTTGCCGATAACGGCCTGAATGCCCTGTTTCTTTGAGATGTCAATAGTGCGAAATGAGTCCTTGACAAACCCGTCCGCATCCCTTACCGGAATGTGAATGTGCGTCTCTGTCTCTTCGGGCTTGGTTACGGCATTCTCCGGCTTGTCCTTAAGGAGCTCGTCAAGCTGCTTTTCCAATTCGGCAATCTCCTCTTCGGAGTATTCCTTGAACTCCGGCGCCTCTTTATCAAAATCCTTGTAATGCTTCGCAAGGTGATTATAGACGCCTTTTTTATCAGCATCGGGGATTGCCGCCCCGCCCCTTGCACCGAGCAGGGCCGCCATCGCCGCCGCAACGCCGCGCCAGACGGCCTTGTGCGAACTTGCCCTGTGATGAGGCAGTTTATAGCCCTGCTTAACATCGGCGTGTTCCGGGTCAACCCACGCACACATCAGCTTCAGGTCATCCACGCTGGCGGTTGCAACCTCTTTTGGCCCGTCCCACGCAGCGCCTTCGTCCTCTTTGCCGAGGTCTTTGTAGGGAAGCACACCCTTTGTCTTCGGCTTCTCATTGCTGCCCATCAGCGGAGTGCCGCATTCGGGACATTTGATTTCCTGACAGGGCTTACCCGCCTTGTGCTCTTCATAGTATCCGCATTCCTTACACACGCAATACTTCCACGTTGCCGCCTTTGTCTCAAGGCCCAGTGCCTTAACGGTAACAGGAGAGAGCTTAACTTCACCTTTCTGGTAGGCATTGGACAGTGCCTCAGGATTTGCGGGCACGGGCACCGCAGAATACTCAAGAAGCTCCCACGTCCTCACCTTATAACCGTCGATTTTATCACCCTGCTTTTCCTTGTTCGGCTCAAAGTCCTCAGGGATAAATCCCACGCTCCACGCATTGAGAAAGCCGCCCTTGTAAAGTTCGAAGACCTCGTTTGCAAGGTCGGTATTTGCAAACCGCGGCTTGGCGATTACCTTGTCGCCCTGCACCTTAATCCAGAGCGTTTTTGCTATGGGGCGTCCCTTATAATCGTGTGCCCAGAGGACTACCGGGTTTTTCTTGTAATTCTCGAATTTCATTCCGCCCGGCTCCATAATATCGCCAGCGCGGTCTTTGGTTTTGGTGGAAATCGTTACCACCATCGTCCGCTTTTCGGGGTCGATTTCTTTTGTGTCGGCATCGCATTCAACGAAGAACCTTCCGCCTTCGGTGGAAAATCCCTTCTGGTTTGCGAGCCACCGCTCAAACTCTTCCCTGCTAATTTCCTTATTCATCACTAATAATCTCCGCTCTATTAACTGATATTTCCGTGAACGTATCCTCTTCGCTGAAGATACGAAATAATCTGCTTTCTCTCTACTACGCCAGCAGAGCTGCATCGGCAGTTACATATTTGCTCAGCGGAGCCGGAGGGGTCGCCGGGATACATCAAATCCTCGCCGCCAATATTGAAAGGCCTTCCCACCTTAACCGCCTGTCCATTAGCCGCAGCGTGGTCATCCCGCGTCATGTCGTCCATCGTTGTAATCCACTCTTTTTTTTCTACCCCCTCTTCCCTGCGCAGTTCTTCAGCCCCTTCGCCGAAGGCGCCCGCCGTCTCAGTCTTGGCAATCGTTAACGCCCGGCCCTTGTAGGTTTGCTCGTATAGGCCGTCTATCCTTTCGGCAAGTTCGCTTACGCTTTCGCCCGCCTCCATCCCTTGCGCTAACCGGGAGTGTATCTGCTTTATCGTGGTTGCGTTAGGGGCCTTGTCGGATTCCCAGTAATCCACGCTCTTTACTTTTTCAAGCCATTTACCCGCTCGCTCATTATAAAGTCCCATATCAAGGGGAACGTCGAGCAACTCCGCTTCCCGCACTGCCGAGGCAATATAGGAAGCCAAAAGGGAGGCGTCGGTCGCCTCTTTCATTAGCCCCGCTTCTTCCTTGCGCGGAAAAATCTCTTTAAGCAACCGGCGAAGTTCGCTCTGGCTCGTTTTGATATAGCTCTTGCCCGAAAGGGCCGCCCTCAACCTCTTGATAACTCTTTTTCTCTGCCCCTCAAAGAACCCCTGCAACGCCTTCAATAATTCCCTTGCTTTCGGGTCAAACGCCTTGCAATAATCCTCGTCGAGCATCCGTCTGATTTCACCGTCAGACAGAGCGTCGGCAGAGCGAGAAGAACCCCGCTGAATGAGGGAAGGAGTATAGGCGCGGGGTTCTCGCTCCGATTTGGCCCCTGATGAGCCAATGGGAATCTTGTTCATATCCGTGTAAAGCTCATTTGCACCCTTCGGCTCAAGGTTAAGCTCTCGCCTGATTTCGTCCCTTGTTTTTACCACGTCAACATAAATAGAATTGATTTTTGCGATTCTCTCTTCATCCACAGGGACGGGATTGTCAAACTCACAATAAAGCCGGTCATCATAAAACCTGTTGAGGATGTCCTGAGTAATTCGAGCCGCCAGCATTGTCAAGAGCGGGGCTACGGTATATTTTGAAAATACATACTCCTGCGCCTCGGCAACCGCTCGATTAACGTTCTCAACTATGCCGGCGATGGAGGGCGGAACTCCGTATATCCCTAACACCTCTTCGCGGGTTAACCGTGCACTTCTCAGATAATCCATCTCGCGCGGCGCTACCATAAACGGCTTGATGCTTTCAAAGGGATATGGCAGTATCAGCATCTTACCCGCATTTTCACTCCCACCGTAATTTTGATTAACCTGCGCAGATAGTCGGTCAAGCTGGTCTTGTGTTAAATTGTTCTTCGGGGTTGCAACCGTATCCGGCCTAACCGACTGCTTAAAGCCGCGCCACCTTGACGTCTGCATTTCCTCATACGAGTCCTGTGCTTCCGCAGCCGCCTGCAATGGAGACTTGCCATAAAGGGGGTCTACGGGATTAGGATATTTGAAGTGTGTTATTTCTTCCGGCGCAAAATTGACCTTATCTGTGCTGCTTCCATATTGATACGCAGCAATGAGGGTTTTTCTTGACGGAATAACCTTAACCTTCTGCGACTGCAAAATCCATATCTCGCCGGGTATGCCAAGCGGGGTGTGCGGCATATACCAGTAAGCATTGCCCGTAAGCCCCAGAAATACAATCGTTGCATGCCAGAGGTCTGTTCCCGTATAAAGCGGGTTGACCGAATAAATCAGGTCAAGGAAGGGATGCTCTGTTATTTCCTTCGGCTTGCCCTTCTCTTCTGTGTAAAGACGTAATCGCGCTCCGGCAACCGCCCTTGCAATTGCATTGACCGCGGCAAAAACCCATTGTTTGTAATGTTTTACCTGCTCGGCCGGGTTATCCTTCCAGCGCGCTGGCATCTTATCATTCCACGGAGATACCATCATCGGCCATATAGTTTCACCGCCGGAGCTTCCGGCCTTCCTGAATATGCCCATTGCCAATTTCAATTTCTCGATAATATTCATATTCTAAATCCATACAGCAGACAGAATCGGAGCGCCCGGCTTAAGACTGATGGCAAGCGCGTCCGCCTGGTCGGGTGAATATCCCATCCGCTTTTTGAATTCCTCTTTCGGCTCAATTTGAATTCGTCCTCGTGAATCAATTTTGTATTTGAGGGCTGACAGTTGGGCCTTCAGCTTCCTGAATTTGTCCGGTATGTATAGGCGGTTTTCAGCGTCCGGCCTAACCGCATCCCTCACAGCCCAGTAACATTCCGCCCTCACATTCTTGAACTTGACCGCATCCTGCGCGGTCTCAGCAAAGTTGACACCATTAACCATTAGCCCTTGCTCATGTAAATTGTCAACTACTCCGCCCCCCACGCCTATAACGTCTATCTTGATATTTTCCGGCTTAATGCCCTCCCCAGCAACCTTGACCCTGCCTGCTGTCTCTGTAGTAGCTATGCCGCGGGCGGCAATGACCTCTTTGACGACCATCCCGGAGCGTTTCAGGATAACCGTCTCATCGCTTCCAAAGCGGGCAACGTCCACGCCTAGCGCCGGCTCGCCTTCACTTCCGGGGCCGTCCCATTCAAGCCACGAGAGCGGAATCAGCGTGTCCTCGCCCTCCTGCGGAAACTCGCCGAGCACCCTCGATTGGAATAACGGACTTTCGCGCCCCCAGTCAAGCTCTCGCCTTTTAATCCATTCCGGGATAACGAGCTTCGGATAGGGCATTCCGCCTTGAGTAACGTTAGGGCAGTCGTAGCTCGATATGTGTATGTGCTGCCATCCCGGATTTTGGAAGGCGTCAAAAAACCAACCGGATGGGGAAAGGGGGTTCCCAATGGCGAGCATCTTGCAATTCGCCGAGGTCATCAGGGACTCGCAGGCCTCGTATATCGAGCGGCCCACCCCGCTCGCCTCGTCAATGATTACGAGAAGGTTCTCCGCGTGAAAGCCCTGAAAATTATCCGGCTCGTCCGTAGAGAGTCCCAGGGCATACCAGCCGTCATCTACCGTTAATCGTGTGTCTAAAAGAACGGAACCTCGAAACATTTCCGGGCACCTGGCATTTCTTACCGCGCCCCTGATTTCTCCCCATAGCAGCATTCGCACCTGTCGCCATGTGGGAGCAGTGGTAATTACTATCGAACCCTTGAATGCGACAAGGAACCACAGGGCTGCGCGGGCCGCTGAGTAGGTCTTGCCAACCCCGTGCCCTGAGCGGACTGCCGTGTATTTGTTATCCCGGACAGATAATAAGATGTCCGCCTCTTTCTGCCACGGCTCACCGCCGAGAACCTCCTTTACGAAAAAGAGCGGGTCAACTTGAATCCTCACCCGTAATCGCGCCAAGCCGCGCTCTTGTTCTTTCGTCAGCTTTACCATTTCCGGCTTTATGTAACAACTCCAGCATTGAATCGCCGAGTTCGTGCTTATGCTCCAACCGCTCAACGAAGAGGCCCGCAAGTTTGCAAATTGAATCCTGTGCCTGCCTTGCCGCTGTTAAATCCCCCGTGATGACGGCCCGGCGATAAATCGAATCGTATCGGGCCTTTGCCTCAGCCGCCTTCACCCTTACGCTTTTCCTGTCTTCGACCCTTGCAAGCACCTCATAAGCGGCGTGAATATATGCCTTTGCCATGCGCTCTTTAATGCCCCACGATTCACGGCACATCAGGATTATCTCTCGATAGGGCGTCCCCCTTGCGATTTCCTTGATAACCTGAATCACTCTCTTTTCTTTGTCTATCTTGCTTATTCTCGCCATGGGGCACCTATCGGGTAATTATCTTAGAGCGGCTGATTTGAATAATGCCAATGCTCGACGGCATATTTCGCTGCCTCATGTGAGCGCCAGTCTAATTTCAATTCAAGGCGTGAACTCATGACCACATTTCGGGCATTTAATGGGCGTGCGCTCGTCAGGGCGGGGCTGTTCCTCCTCTGATGCGGGATAAAACTGCGTCATCAAGTTTTCGATTTCACCTTCATCGAATCCGCTAATCTCTATGTCCTCAAGCTCTCCCGTGTCGATTTCTTCCAGCACATCCTTCAGCTTCGGCGAGTCGAATTCTCCAACTATCTTGTTGAGGGCAAGATTAAGCGCCTTCTCCTTCGTCTTGTTGAGATTCACCCTCACACACGGCACCTCCGCCTTGCCGAGCTTCTCCAGCGCCCTCAGTCTCTGATGCCCGCCTATAACGGTATTGTCCTGATTTATGACTATCGGCTCCACAATTCCGAATTCCCTCAGGGACTTTTCAAGCTTCCGCATATTATCATCAGAGAAAATCCGGGGGTTGTATGGTGCCGGTCTCAAAGAGCCAATCGGGAGCGCCTCAATTTTCACTTGCGTCCCTCCCGCTAATATGCTATAATTGTAATATGATTTACGACGAAAAAGACGTCCTATTTTTTCTGCTGCTCGGCGGCCTTGCCTTTATCATATACGTAATTCTGCTTCTCCTTGCCCCGCTTTTTTAGGCAATTAAAGCAAGCACCCTTTAATGCCGTTCGCTCCTCCGGGGAAAAGAACCTCTTGCGCACAAAATATCTCGCCCCGCAGACCGCGCAGATTCTCGCCCCCTTGTCTGAATACCCGGCAATCATCTTGTTTCTGTATTTGCTCTGCACCCCGCCCCCCCTATGCACCGGCCGCTTGTATATCTTCGGCCTTCTGGCATAAAAGCCCGCGGCCTTAAAGCCCCGGATTTCTTCGCGTGAGGGTTCTTCAGGAAAAAGCCGAATCGAAATCCATTTATATTTCATAAGCCCACAACCCACCCGCTCACCATTTCAAGAGCACACTTTGTAGTAAGGGCTACGCGCCCCTCCGTATATATAGGCGAAAAGTTGCAGCTTGTGGTGTGAATATGACGTAAGTGCTTATGGGATGGGGATTAAAACATAACCTTCTGCCGCAAGCGATTTGCGGCTATCTCGCAGTATTTCTCCTCAATTTCAATGCCGATGTAGCGACAGCCCATCTTCTTCGCGGCTACCGCCGTAGTGCCAGAGCCAAGAAAAGGGTCGAGGATTAACTCTCCCCTTTCAGTCGATAATCGTTCAATTAACTTCTTCACAAATGAAACCGGTTTGGGTGTCGGATGGCCATTTTTACTTACAACTGAATTATCATAAATTACATCCGTCTTAACGGCGAACGGAGCATTGCCCTTTCTTTTTTGTTGAAAGGGGTCTTTTCCATAACACAAAATGGGCGTCCAGTTGTTAAACCCATAGGGACAAAAAGAATGCTTCTTTTTGTAAATCCAAGCTAAAATCCAATCCGGTTGGGGGTATAACATAAGAGTTTTTATTCCCGCACAAACGGCAACACAATCAGAAAGCCCTAACATTAAAGGCAAGATGCGCTTTATGATAGATTTTAATGTAATGGGCCTATCATCATAACATCCCGACTCATATCTCTTTTTTGCTTGTTCCCCACCGACTCCATCTTTGCTTAGACTCGCAACATCCACTCCATACGGCGGGTCAGTCAGCACCAAATCAACGCTCTTATCCGGCAGCTCCGGCAATATTTCAAGGCAGTCGCCGTGATAGATGACGCCGGATTCGTCTTCGTAATATGGCTTAATCATCCCATTCGGCCTCTTTGACCTTTTTTAGAATGGATTTCCACATCCTTGAAATCTTCGACTTATCTACGTCCCATAGGTCGGCGATTCGGTTCTTTGTAAATCCATGGTTCAGGAGATATAAAAGCTCGCTTTCTTCCTCTGTGAGCGTTACCAGATACCTCCATTCTGAATAATCCACCTATTCCCTTCCTCTCAACTGTTTTACCTTGTGCAGCTTTCCCGTGTAGATATTCCGTGCCCTCTGAGGTTCGTCCTCTCCAAGCAACTTTTTCATATCCTCACATAATTCTGCGCATCTATCCCTTTTCGCACAATTCCTGCATGTTTTCATAATACCCCGTAAATCATTGATTTCACTTCGCCGCAATGTCTTGATTCAATGGCGAGCCGCTTTTCCAATTCGTCTCCGCTGATTTCGTATTTGCAATACCGCCCCCAGTGATTTGCCATATAATCAGCGCGCTTGCACTCTTCGCAACGCCCCGGAAAGCGCGATACGAACTCCGCCCCGCAAACCATACAGCGTCGCTTCTTCTTATGACCCCCCATAAAAACACCCCCATTTTTTATCCTCGTTTATCCTTTTGATACTTTGGCGAAACCCCATTTCTGGCAATGCATCGCCGAAGGGCTTGCCTTACCTCCTCAATTGCCCCTGGCGTTAGTCGCCGATAAGCATCAACAATGGCCTCATCCTTCGTTTCTCCGCTGCCTACTTGTGCCCCGGTTCTTGCCTCGGATATGACGATTCGGCCACAAGGCTCGATTGATTTATGAGCAAAAAAGTGAAATCCCTTAAAGCCGGGAATGGTTACTTTTTTACCCTCCACTTTAACCCATTCGCGGTTTTTCTCATCAAAAACCCAATACCCCTTTTTCATTTTTGGTTTCTCCCTGTCAAAATCTTGACACTTCTTGACAAGTGTCAATTATATCCCGCATACCCGCCCTCAAAACATCACCTTCTGCCTGATTCGCTTCTTCGCCATTTCAAGGTATTCCGCCTTTATGTCAATCCCGATATACCGGCAGGGTCTATGAATGGGTCAAGCACAATGCCCGGCTCAAATTTGCTGCTTTGCAATATCGCTCTCGACTTCCTCAACTCTCCAGTGCAGAGGTTCAACGTGTCGGCAAGGCAAGACATATTCCTCTCCGCTTGCAAAGCGGAATATCCACGAATAGCAACTTTTGAAATACTCAGAAACATACGAAACAATTTCTCCGCGGCGTGGGGGTCTTATCACTCGAAATTTCATCCCGACAGGGGGCGTGAAGGGCTTGAGTTTTTTGGGGTCGTCATAACCAATGCGCCCGCATTCATCTCCATAAGATTCGTAGCAGACGCCCCATTTTGCAGGTTCATATATTCGCTCTCGACATATATTCCCGAAGCCGTCAACCCATAATCTTCCCTCGACAAAATCAAGATACTTGTCAATATACTTGCCTATTCTCTCGTCTTTGTAGTATGGCCTCAAGACATCACGCCTTATCTGTCTTCGCCCCGCCGTGGCGGGGCCACTTTCTGAAACTCAATTACCCATACCCACGGATTGTCTTTCCACGGATAGCCGCGCTTTGCATTAATGGAGTCCCATAATATTTGAAATTGCTCAAAATGTTCCGTTATTCCGAGATTTGCAGCCAGACAGTTCGGACATCCCTCGGCAACTACATCTTCCCCTGAAATATCCCACAATTTTCCAATCCTCACGCTTGTAAGCTCAAGGAAAATCCGGGCGGCCCATCGGGGCATAAAGATTGGGGGTTTTTTCTTCAGGAGGATGTGCTTCCCATTCTCATCAAGCACGAGGCCGTGGTCTTTGATTTCCCTGCCGTCTTGCCACCGGCTCGTCCGTGTAAACTCATCCCATACTTGGTCATTCGCGGGGCCGCCGCCCCTCCAATGGACGTGCCTCACCCAGAGCCGGTCGCCGGGGACACCATAAGGGCATTTCTCAATTGCCGGGTCAGATATTCCCAGCCACGACCCTTGATAGCCCTTGATTACTCGCCTCATTTGCGTCTTTCGCCCGTCAAGAATTGCCCGCACCATCGGGGCTGAAAATATGATTGGACGCTCCCTCATTCTCACTCTCCTTTGCCAAATCCTTGACACTTCTCAACGAGTGTCAATAAAAAGGCACGGCGCAATCGGGCCGCTTTCCCGATACCGCTCTTTCGACCTTGCCTGCATTCGCAGTTGGAGTCTATTTGAGCTACGCCGTGCCATTGTTCTCCTCCGCAATCTTACTTATAAGGTGGAAATCTTAATATTCTATTAACAGGTTTTGCTGCTGGCTTTCCGTCATCAGCCCATTTCACACCCATCTCGAACGCCTCTCGGAAGTATGGATTTTCATAATGCCACTCCTTCCTGGCCCTCCAAATACGCTTTTTAGTCCTACACCACCAGTAGAACAATGACCACAAGCTAAGCAGGAACGCCACGAGGGGAATAATAAAAACTCCGCAAATAAACCATAGTAAATTACTCACCTTCCTTCGCTCCCTCCCCCACAATCCTCCGCCCCTGCTCGTGGGTGCGGAGTTCGTCCCTTATTTCCGTTGCTTCAAGATATCGCTCTGCGGGGAAATCCACAGACAGGGCATCGAGTTTTTTGATACACCACTCCTCGCTTGCCTTGAGAATGGCAAGCTCTTTCTGAAGCTCGGCAAATGCGGCGCTAATCTTTTTGGCAATACACTGGCCGCAGAGTAAGCCCGCACCCGGCCCTTTGTTTTGGGGCCGTATTTCATCCCATAAATCATCGGGAACTATTACATCTTCTCGATATATGTTGCCGCATTCTTGGCACTTACAACCATCCCCAGGCTCCGCATACTGATTCTCAAGCTCGGCAATCCTATCTGCAAGGAGCCGACATTGCTCCTTGTTAACCTCTCCGCCCTTTTTTCTTTTTGTCATTTTTTCCACCTCCATATCTCGGCCCCGCCACGGCGGGATCAAGCTCCTTCGGCAACAGACCGTCTCGAAGATTCTTATTGTTTCTGCCTGTTGTTCCGGTATGCTCATCTTCCTGTTGTCTATGACAAATGTATGGTCGAAATCTTTTTCGCTTGCAGCAGGCCACCGCAAAGATGCCTCCCAAGTATCGAGGGCAGTCTCGGATTCGTCGGCGTCCTCCGGGTGCGGGCTTCTCAGTAATCTAATAATATAGCCATCGGCACCAAGCACAAAATCGACCTCATTGGGGAAGCGCACATCTGGAATAACGGCAATGTCAGGGCGGTCGGATGCTATGCGGTCGGCCAATACATTGACCCAGATATTTTTATTAAACCGCCTCCCGGCGTGAGTCCCTACGCCCTGCAAGAGCGGGCGTATCTTTTCCTTTTTGCTCACATCCTCCGTCCAAAAATCCAGCCCCAAAAATGAGAACGCCCGCTCAGTTGCCTTTTTTACGTAATCGCCAAAGCTGTATTCTCCTACCCTAAGACCAAGTCTTTTGGCATGTCGCACAATGGCCGTTGCGCTTGTGTTTTTTCCACTTCGCTTCTTGCCGGAAATGCCAATTAGCACTGTTTTTTTGGCCGTCATCTCACCCTCCTATAGCGCCGATTGCCGGAATCTTTAATCATCCTTGCTCTCCCCCGCCTCAATAAACTCGTGCTTTTCATCCAACCTGTATTTAACATTCGGCTTCAGGCCGTTCTCGCCGATGTATCCCACGGCCAAACGATAACGCTCTGCTTCTGCGTCCCAGTATTCAATGACAATTCGGCCTTTACATCCTGCGGTTGCCTTGCCTTTGTATCCTGTGGTTGCTGTGCCAAAATCTCCTGCAGTTGCTGTGCCGAAATCTCCTGCAGTTGCTCTCCCAAAGCATCCTGCGGTTGCTGTGCTGCAATTTTCTGCGGTTGCCTTGCCAAAATCTCCTGCAGTTGCCGTGCCTTCGTATCCTGTGGTTGCCTTGCCAAAATCTCCTGCGGTCGCTGTGCCGTAATTTCCTGCGGTTGCTGTGCCGTAATCTCCTGCGACTCTGTTGGCATAGATAACCGGCTTATCTTCGGCCCCGTGCTCATCAAGATATTGAATCGCTCCACCTCTGTCGCCGCAATAAACTATATAGCCGCCCTTGAATTTGCACTTATCATCCAAATCACCCTTTCCGAATAGACAATCCTGCATCTTAACCTTAATAACGAGCCATTTGGCTGGCTCTGGATATAAATACAAGGTTGTTCCGCATCCCCATAGAAGCCCATGCAAGCCATTGCCACATTTATACGTTGGCTTCCAATCTTTAGTTTCTACCCACCCGCGGCGCGGATATTTGAAACCCTCCCGGCTGGTCATATCTGTCCTGCAGTTTCGCAAGACCAGAACATAATCGTCTTCTTTCATCTTGCCCCTCCTATCTGCCTCCAGTTAAGCAAATGGAAATTCCCTTATTCGTAAATCGGCCGGAGCTTCCTCTCGACCGGACATGTGCTTGAAGAAAAACGGGACGCCCGCTACCCTGCACTGGTCTCTAATCGACCTCGCCCAGTCCGGATGCATCGGACGCGCATTCGGCCCTGTCTCGCCGCCGACGATGACCCAATCAAGACCGCGCTGAGAAAATCCATCTGCGTCATTGATTTCCTCCAAGCAGCCGCTAATGCTCACTGGCCCGAGCATCGGTTCTATGGAAACGAATCGCTGCGCCCCCGGTATCTTGAGCAGTTCAGGAATCCGCTCGTCTGCGCGTTTTTGATTCTCAACAGAAACGCCGAGCCACACATTTGGATAAGGCCAGAAATTGCCAATCGATTTATAGTATTCTATAAAAGATGCCATATTCCGCGCTCTCTTTGTCAGAACTAAAAACTCGTGTCTTTGCTCAGTTCTCATAATGTCAAATACTTCGCACTGCTCATTCACGCGAACCGCTCTGTGGAAAAGGTCTCCCATGCTGCAGACGAAAATCCGGCGCGGCTTCTTCCAGTAGAGTGGCTCTTCAATCCTGTCCTCGTGGAAGGTCACCCGAAATGGCTCATCTTTCGGATAGCCGAATCTGCCAGCAAGACGCTTTGCCATACGCTGAGCGTAGCAGTGCTCGCAGCCCTCACTTACGGGGCTGCATCCGGTTACCGGATTCCAGACGACATCGGCCCACTCTATCTTCGTATCAGCCATTGATAGCCCTCCAATTAAGCAACGCCACGCCGGCAATCACAACTGCAATGCCGGCAATGTGAAACCACTCCACCTTCTCGTGAAAAATCAGAAGCGTCAAGACCCCGCAGGCCGCCGCATTTATCGCCGTGTGATAGAACCAGACGCTCGGAAACGAAGGCGCCGCCGCATAGCCGTAAGCATAGCCCCAGAGTGCAAGCGGGTAAATCGACAGGCATGCCAGATACGTCCAGCGATTAAAGCCCCACCTGCGCATTACGACGGCTATGGCCGCCACTACAAGGGCGGCGACAAGCCCCGAAAGCATCCACTTCATTCCCTCGCCTCCTGCGCTATTGCATAAACCGCTCGCCTGCTAACGCCGAAATGCTTTGCAACGATTCCGACCTTTAGCTTTTTCACATTGACATAATAGGCCACCTGCCTGCGCTGCTCCGGCGTCAGAAATCTTCGCTCAATATTTTCCGGCTTCTTCGCAAGCTCCTCAAGCTCCGGCACAAGCAACAACTTTTCATTTGTCATTGAATACGAGATAGTTTGGCCGCTGGACGCTTTCAACTCCCCACGTTTTCTTTTCAACTCTAAACTCCCCCTCCTTACACTCTATACCTACGAATCCGATTTTTGGCCCGTATCCGATGATTCCCTTCTTGAGCATATATGGCGTGCGGGCCTGCCAGGCCGGAAGAATAATTCCGGTGGAATTCGATGTATCGCACATCCAGTAGTAATGCGCGTGCGCCCTGATGACAATTCGCGGGCGTATCTTTTTCATCTTCTTCTTTAGCCGTTCATCTTCAGCGAGAATTGCCGCATTCAGCTTTGCATTCAGCATCGCTCTCGCTATCGGCGTGCTCATATAGTGAAAAACCCTGCTGAGGCCAATGGCGTGGGCGATGTGAATGACCACGCCGCCCACATTGATGGTCGTTTCCCACGCGCTGTGGTCTCTCCGCTCCTTGGGAATGTGTCCCTGATTGGACACCTCTTCCGCTCCTATTTTCCTGGCAAGCCATTCTTCGACATACAGTCCAGAATAATCGGGGCTGACGTGATAATCTGTTCCCCTCACAACCACAATTTTCTTTGCCTTCCACATTCTTATCAATTCGATGGCGGCCTCGGCCTGCGTAATGAAATCGGTTGTCCACTGCTCTGCACCCCCGGCCCTTCGGCCCTTGCCGTCTATTATGTCCCCGTCCAGAACGAGAAAGTCGGGGGCGTGCCAGGGGCTGTCTATACATTTCCGCCAAAGGTCAAACAACCGCTTGTGTATCTTTTTGCCCGGCGCATACCTCGGCACATCGTCCGGGTTTGCCAGGGCGTAATGACTCCCTATGTGCAAATCTGCTATAAAGACGGCTTTCAAATTATTTCCTCCCGTTTAATTTTCGCTCCGCATCTTCTAATCTGATTTGCGTCAATATCAATTCGTGATGTAGTCTTTCCTGGGCATCTTTCTCCTCACACCACTTTTTATGCCATAATTCCGCTTCCTTTTCAGCTTGCCAGTAAAGGAATGCAATCAATGGACAATAAAGGCACGCGACTATCAGCGCAATCAGCATTTTTTCGCCCCCCTTCGCTTTTTTCTTTCCTCCCTATGAATGCTCCAGCCAATGGCTTTAATTTGTTCGAGGAATTTAAGCTCCTCCGCGGAAATGAGCGCGCCGATGATTTGGCCCTTGCGGACGAGCACGATATGGTCTCCCTTGTAACTGGCATATTTCATTTCCCATCCCCCAATTCACGCTTCATGTTTTTATAAATTTCCTCCATTTCCCATGCCGCCATCGGGCGTAATGTATTAAGCTCGGTTATCCGCTCGAGTCGTTTTCGATATTTCCTTCTGAACCATTCGCCGGATTCAAGCGGGTGTTTGTGCCACCAGTTGATATGGCAGGCATAGCACATCAAGAGAGCGTTATCAGGCGTCCACCGGAGCCAGTAATTCGTCCTGCTCCTCGGTATGATATGGGCGACGTGGGCGTTTCGGCCCTCGACATAGCGCCCGCATCTCTGGCAGGTATCTCCGTCTCTCTCTAGAATAATCTGCCGGAAGAGTTTATCGCACCTATCCCTTAACTTCGTCCGCTCTGATTTTTTCCGCCTGCGTTTCATTCAACACCCCTCGCCGCTAAATCATCCGTATCCGTCCAATCCCGAAAGCTCACCGTGTTTTTATCAAAATACAAATAGAAACTCCCTATCGGCCCTCGCCTCTGTTTTGCGATGATAGCTTCCATCTTGTTTACCCATTCAGAAGGCACCGCCTTCTTGTGCGCTGTCAGATGATGCTCCGGCCTGTGGAGTAACAGGATGACATCTGCGTCCTGCTCAATGGAGCCGGAGTCCCTTAACTCCGATGAGCGGGGCCTGAAGAAATCGCCCTCTCTGTGTTCAGACATTCGGTTAAGCTGGCAGGTGCAAACAACCGGCACTCTCAATTCCCTCGCCGCCGCCTTGAGATTCCTTGAGATTTCCTGCGCCCGCTCATTTCCGCTCTTACCTTTCGGGTCATCCACATTAACCAGTTGCAGATAGTCGACGAAAATCGCCTTGACGCCATACTGCATCACGGCTTGTCTTGCGCGAAGCCGAAATTTGAACCCTGTCAAATCAAAATCATTATCAACGTAAATCGGCCAGTTGCCCATTATTCCGAGTTGCTCGTAAAACCGGCCCTCCTCGTCCTCTGTAAAGTGTCTTCTAAATTGAAAATGATTAAGCCCCGCCTTTGAAGCGGCAACTTGTTCAAAAAGCGTTTGTCTGTCCATCTCTACGCTGAACAGCAAGCTCGGCACCCCGGCCTCTGCGAGATGCTCCAAAACGGCAAGCGTCAGGGCCGTCTTGCCTATGGAGGGCCTTGCAGCAATAATAATATAATCCCCCTCTGCAAGACCCCCCGTTGCCTCGTCCCAGCCCCAAAAGCCGGTAGATAGCGCCGGAACGCGAGACTCTCGTTTTCTCAAGATTTCCGAGACAACATCGCAGGCCTTAAGTACTCTGCCGCCCCCCCTCTCCGCCACCCGAAACAGAGCCGAGGTAAGCCGAGCCAAAATTTTTTCGCTTTTGTAATTGCCAAGGGCGGCCTCTCGCGCCTTTGTGGTAAGTGCTATAATTTGCCTGAGGATGCTTTTATTCCTCACGATTTCCGCATACTGCTCAATATTCGCCGATGACGGCACTGAGTCTGCAACTTCGCCGAGGTAATCCTCACCGCCGATTTTCTCGATGTCGCCCTTGAGCGCTTCGCGAATGGTAACCAAGTCCACCTTACCCGCATCTTGCATTAGAGATTTCAGGGCCTCAAAAATCCGGCGGTTGGCAGATGAGTAGAAATCATCAGCCGTCAGCTTTTCAAGTGCGAGATAGGCCGCCTGATTGTCAAGGAGGCAGCTTCCAAGCACGGCTCTTTCAGCGTTCAGGTCATTTGGCGGCTCGTTCATCCTGCGAACCTCCTCCCCACCGAATCGTCGCGGCGCAACTTCTTCGCGCAATCCCATACCCTTCGAGGCAGGCCGATGTCATCCGCCCCGTCAATAACGCCGCCGAGCTTGTAGTAGGTCTCTATCGCCCTGCGCACATCGGCGGGGTCTTTTCCGTCCTTTTCAATAAGCTCCTTGAAAGCGGCGATGACAGTCTCGGTCTTGTTGGAATTTCTCTTCCCGAGAAGGAAGATATACTGAGATGCTATCTCTTCTTCTCTCTTTATATCTTTCTTTTCTTTTCTTTTCTTTTCTGCATCTGCTTCAGGCATAGCTGTAGGATTGCTTGAAGCATAGCTGGAATTATGCTTGTGCCATCGTGCCGTTGCGCCCTTAATTCCTTTGTTGCGATATGTTTGCATCGCCGCTGTCGCTTTCTTTAACTCTTTTATGACGCGTTTATGTGAGATGACGCAACGATTTTTGCCCTGAAGTCGCTGTGTGCGTTTGACGAATTTTTTTCCGACCTTGCTCCAAACTTTTTCAAAATTGCGACAGTTTGTGAGCATCCGGAGGGTATCGAGTTCCGCCTTTCCCTTGTTGCAGTACAGGTAAAAAATTATGGTGCAATAGACGCCGCGCTCTTCGGCATTGTAGGACTGAAAATCGGCATCAGAAAGGAAGTCCGATGCATCGAGGTGTGTGTATTTTACTACGCTATTTTTCGACACCTCCATCCCCCTCTCTTGTTATCCAGATTACATACATTGGTATCCCCTTAAAACGGTATATCATCAGAAGTTATAACCGGATGCGATTTTCGATATTCAAGCTCCCAGTGCGCCCGATGCCTCCACGAGAGCTTTGAGTTCGGCGAATCGATGTAATGCTGCAGGGTCTCATTGCTCATTTCGCTCCACGGGACGCCCGCATTTGGCCCCGACTTAAAGGGTGGCTCGTCCCTCCATTCGCCCCATTTCGGAGGCACAGGCGGCCACGTATTTGGCGCGCTAGCGGTACGGTTTTTTTCACCCTGCGGCGCAAAATTTTTTCGCTTTTTTTCACCATCGGTTCCAAAAGTTTTCACATTTTGACTCGATGTCGTGCGATTTGTTGACGGTTTTTGATTCGATGTTTGCCCCGAGTATATCTCGAAACCCCGCCCGAAGTGTGCTACGAATTTGCTGAAAGCACTTGTGATTGCACCCTTTAGGGCGTCGCCGGGGTCGGAGTTTTCAGAGCCGCCGGGCAAGCTCAATTCGTACCGTTTTCCGTCATAATTTAGCCAGCAACGGAGCTTCTTTATGACGGCAATGTAGCGATTTTTGCCCTCGATTTTGCGAACTTCGAGGTCATTTGTGTCATAATCGAAGCCCCAAGTATCCGCTGAGCCTGCCGGGCCACACAGCCGCGTGAGCAGTTGCCAGTCATACGCGGGGCTGATGTCGGTGAGTTCATAGCCGCCCTTGTCAATGGTTTTCGTGAATGCATCAGGAACGTCAACGGCCATTTCGCACCACAGTTTTACCCTGTCATCCATTACTTACCTCCCTTCACAAAAAACCTCTCCTCTTCGGCTGAAAGGGCGCAACCGGGCGGCACTTCGCCCGCCTTTTCAAAGTGCTCCTTAAGAGGCACCCTTAAGATGCGTTCCGTTGTTATTATTTCAACCACATCGGGGGCGTGTTGCTTTGCCCATTCAAGCGCCACATTCTCATCTACAACCTCCAACCTCGGAGGTCGAGTTCTGAAGCCGACGGTGCCGGTCAGCAGCTTTATGGACTTCTTTTTCGGCGGCAAGTTTCGGCTCACCCATTCTTGGAGTTCCCGCCCGAAACGCCACTCGAAAAATCTCCTGTCGTTCTCGATTTCACGCTTCATTGCGTTATACTGCCGTTCAAGGATTTCTTCCTTTGCGTCGAGGGCGGTTAACTTTCCGACCAGCCACTCGGCCTCTTCCTTTTTCGTGATGTGGAACTCGGTTTTTTTCTGTGGCGTCCCCGTCTTGGACTCCTGCTCCCAGAGGATACGCTCCTGAAGCAAGGCCAGCTCTTTCTTAATCGGGTCATCTGTCATCGTAATGCCCACCAAATAAGATGACACAGAAGGTAAAGGGCGGCGATGAGGCAACCCATCCTGGTAAGCGTATCTACACCTACCCATCCGGCACCGCCGCCCCCGTGAAATGCAGACCGCTTTATCTTTTTTCTCCCGTTGGCAACCTCCTTTCTAAAGTTATCCACATTCTCCTTTTCGTAAGGACTTTTGCCTTTCAGTAGATATTGTCTGGACATATCAAGAGTATCAAATTCCGGCCTCATTCATATCCCTCCCCAAAGTCAACAGTGATAACAACTCCGCAGCCCTCACATTCTTCATCTTGCTCGCCATATATCAGAGAATCCGAGTAAATTTCATTGACCTCCTTACAGGTCGGGCAAATCCACTCGTAAGCGGGGACAAAGCAGGGCTTGGCTTTAGCGCTTTGCAACCTCTACCTCCCCCATTTCGATAATGCCGTTGAAATGCATATCCCAATCATCCCTGAAGGCCTGCCGCAAGCGGGTCAGGACTTCATCATAAATTTGTTGTGAATCCAAAGCTGTATCGTCAGCAATCAAGAGTTCAAAGCTGACTTCATATTTCACCAGAGCACCCCCTGTTTAATCAATTCTTCCACATTTATCGCTGAAAAGTTTTTCAGCAGTTGATAGGTTTCCCGGAGGGTTGCCTGCAAGGAAGCGATGTATCTCTGTTTTTCCTCCGATGTGGCCGGTATGAACAGGCCGTAGGGCGGCTCCTTGGCGGCGGCGATGGGTTTCTTGTGCCTGACTACCAGCTCGTGCTTGGCGTCCATTACCGCCCGCCAAGTAGCATTTAGTCGTCTTGCGAGTTCTCTCGTTTTCATCGCATTTGCCCGTCCCTGGCAATGCGATTCCAAAAACCGCCATAATTCGCCTGTATCAAGTCCGCCTCTGTTCAAGGTCTTCACCTACGTCAATGTGGAAGCCGCCCGCTCACGGCCATTCTGGGCGGCCTCTCGATTAAAATAATGGGTACGATTGCGAAGTCTGGCATCCTGCCGCCTTCGTTTTTCCAGCTCGCTCCGAATAAGCCCCGGTTTCACGCACTTTTCAAAATAGGAACACCGTTTCTTATGTATACTACAAGCTCCCGGTTGCCGAAACTGTCTGTTGAAAACCGTAACGCCAAGGCATTGGCCGTTGACATAATTGGCGCATTCTCGGCGGGCTTCATCTATCGTTGACATCATTTGCCCTCCCTCTCCACATAAAATAGAGCCGGCGACCCCCGGACATTCCGAGGGGCCGCCAGCCCCCTTGTGAGCGCTCTCTATTGATAAAAGGACTAAGAGGGGGTTTTAGCCCCTTTATCCCATTGTAAATACGCCTCATTGCCCCCTCGCCTAAATTGTTAGGGAATAGTTAAATTTTTTATTTGACTTTCGCTGAACCGTGGTGTAAATTTCCTGTATGCTATATCCTGTGCATCTGGCGGCTTGTGTGCAGTGAG